GTCGATGCAAAGTTGCATCTACTCTTCCATCACACCCATTGGGGAAATTATCTCCAAAAGGGTGCATACGACAAAACCCATGAGCACCATGGTTTTTGCGTAACACTGAAGAAAAGACTAAAATCTTTTCTAAAGTGCAAACCGGACCCTCTTTGGTCAAAGAGGTATACGGAAAATGTTTATGCGACTGGTCAACCGACCACATCGCCTAAAACTCGGTCGCAAAGGCTAATCGAATGCCTTAAGACCGTAGACGGGATGTTCGTCCAAAGGTTTTTGGCGTACCCCGAAGAAGCGTGGTGCTGGGAAAAGTTCGACCAGTACACGCTGCATAATCTCAGTCACTTATTAGGTGACGAGTTTTATGATGGTGAGTTGACGGAACAAACCGTGAATATCACCACAGCTTACGCGGAGTTAAAATCTGCGCGTAAGATGTTCAAACTGCATGCCCATAAACATGCAGATGAACTCTACCAACCGGTCAGCTATAAAAGCGTCCCGGATTGGTTATCCACGTATGTTCCTGTTTGGAACCATACGATGAAGTTATCAGGGCACCAATATTTGCTAAAAATTGGTCTCCTGACTCAGACAAGAGGGTGCGGAACACCACCACCTCTCTTTCTGCTTCAGAGTAAAATAAAGTTCTTGCGAACTGTTTCCTCTGAACCAAAACCTGTAAACCAAACGGCTTTACAGCTTTTGAGAACATCTGTCGATAAGGTATTAGATTCAATACCCGACGATGCCTTCACTGGACTCGCGACGAAAGCGCGAATATCAGTGACAACCTCTGCCTGCTGGGAGCGGACCCGGCAGGAAGGAGGTACAGTCGAGCAGATACGGAGACTCGTATCTCTCGGCTCTGAAGGTTTCCCAGTCAAAATTCGTGACTTGGAAACCGGTGCGGTCACAGGCTCGGGAAAGCTCCCGGACCTTGAGATCGGAGAGTACATTTTTTGGGCTTGCCTAGAAGATGTACTCTGTACACCACCTGAGGAGTTACGAAAGGCCTCCCTAGTGGTAGTTCATGAACCTGGTAAAGGTCGTTCCATTACCAAAGGTCATGCCTCACTGAAAATCGTTCTTGACGTTATCAGTAAGGTCTGCGCATCGCCCCTAGAAAAGGGGTTAATGAGCAGTGCATCCGGGATGGGTAAAGCCAACCACGGATGGAACTTCTTCAGAGACTTGTATGAATCTGGGGAAGTACCCGACCTTTTCGATGTTGTTCATCGAGAAGAGCAGGAATTGGAGGAGTCCATCGAAAGGACGGACTACTACAAGGACTTTTTCGTAAGCAGCACTGATTACGAAGAAGCCACCGACTACCTTCACCATACGGTGGCAAGGGCTGTCGGGGAGCGATGGATGCGCAAATGCGGCATTCCAAAACTCTTAATCGCGGTTGTATGCAAAATCTGCTACCAACCACGATCGATATACTTTACGGCTAAAGGTCCGTTAAAGAATATCGGAAGATCGACTGAATTTAACCAAAAACGGTCGATCATCATGCGTCGCGGGGTCCTGATGGGGGACCCAATGACGAAAGTCGTGCTGCACATAATTAATGCGTCAGTACGACTGTTGGGGGAAAAAGCTTTCGATAGCGATTTCCTCCAATCAGCCTTCAATAACCCACAACAGGTTAGAGAACGGCTACTTTCGGTTGCCCCACAAAAGGGAAGACCCAAAGTCAGAGAAGTGTCTTAATAAATTAAGGACACCCCCTCTAACGTTTCGGCCCCCCAAGGGGGGACTTAC